CGGAGACTTGCGACCTTCATCGGCTCCACTGCTTGCATAGTGGGATTGAGCAAATTCATCTTGCGTCATGCCAGCACCGTATGTGGAATAAGCGGCGGCTACGTCTGGGTTAGCTTTTAAGTAACCGTTTGTTATGGCTGTGTCTGCGGCAGTTTTGCCAGTTGTCGATCCAGTAGCGGCTTGAGTTAAGGCTCCTGTACTGTCTGTAGCTCCTGTGGTAGCCACATTTGCCGTGTTGTTGGCTACAGTGGTTAGGGCGCCTGTGGTGGCCGTTGTAGCTCCTGATGTATCTGTATTGCCAGTAGAGCCTCTATAACTGTTTACATACTGGGTATAACGATCATTTGGGTTGTCTGCAATATAACGATCAACTGCACCAGAAAATACGTTTGAAAATTCTTCAGGCTTTACCGCGCCTGTTTGCAACATGTTTAAAAAGTGGTTATACCCACCTTGATCAATTTGATTTGTTCCTTCACCTACACCAGTACGCCCAATTGTTCCATAAGCATTTTGAATAATTTGATCGTAGTTTGGCGCGGTTACAGTAGAAGCTTGAGCTAATGCGCCAGTATTTGCGTTTAGATTTGTGTTTGACGTGTCTTCAAGGACAGTGTTGTTACCGCTTGTAACCGCAGACAAACCGCCTGCAAAAACATCAGGGGCAAACTGTTGCGCAAAATAATCAACTTCTTGTGTAACGGGGGCGGCAGGAGGCGACGCAATACCTAATGCCGTGTTGTACCTGTTAGATACGTCGCCGTAATTAAGACCCGTAGCCTGCGCCATTTGCTCAGGCGACACTCCAGCTTCACGCATAGTTGTGGCGATTAGTGTGTCATCAGCGTCGGGGTTAGCGTTCAACCAACCAAGAATATCTGCATCAGTTACTGCCATATCAATTCACCGCTGGGTTAACAGAGTTGACAAGAGCTTCCGCCCATTCTTGCCAGTCGTCGTAGATGAAGGGGCCGGGGATGCCCTCGTTCGTAAACACATCAATTGCTTTCAGTCCAGACGCCCACTCTTTCCAGTCCGTGTTTGCATCTGGAACAGCCAACTGCTGAGACGCATACTGCTCGCACATAAGCGACGCCCACGACTCAAAGGTATGGTAGCGAGGGTCGTAGACCAAATTGGTGTTGAGGATGGTTGCCATTATGGTCTCACGTCTCCGAAGTCCGCGTCTAAGAGAATCTTACCAACTTGGTAGTTTCCACCAGCCACGTTAGAGACAAACTTTAACCTCAACTCACGACGCTGTTCGCGCATGTCAACCTTGCCTGTATTTGGCGAGAACGTGTACGCAGATGACGTTACATCGTTAGACTGAGCAAATGATCGTCCAGTCACGTACAGCTCCATGTCTCCACTTTGTACAAAGTCAGGCTCCACACGCTCTAAACGTAACCATTTGTTCTCGCCTATGGGTGAGGGCTGGGAAGGGCCTCCTGAGACCAAGCCCAAGTCATTCGTCTCAAAGTAAGACTCAATCGCCACGGAAAGAGCGCCAGTTACTTTATCTGTGCCAATCTCGTTTTGATACAGCGACACAAAGTCCATAAGAGTAGCAACTGTCAATACAAACCCAGCACCGCTTGGAATTGATGCCGATAAGGTGTTTCCGACTGCATAGTTCTTACCATGACCATTGATCACCACAGAGGTCACGATACCGCCTGCAACCGTGATGTTTGCTGTAGCCAATGTCCCAGCACCGCCAGTCAATGCTTGATTGGTGTAAGTTCCATTGGTGTAACCAGAACCACCGTTTGTAATGGTCGCTGTCAGAATACCGCCTGAAGCGTTGATATTCCAATCCGCGGCGATTGGGAATTGGAAGATTTGGGAGAAGTACCCAGCAGAGCGCTGAGCGCCAGAAGCCAAACCTGTGTCGTACCAAGTGTTCTCACGCACGTTATAGATGACTGCATCCGTACACTCAGTAGCAGTACCGCGTGGATAGAACCACCAAATCTCACCAAAACGAGGAACCTTTGTAACCCAAACCTTTTCGCGCTGGGCGTAGTTTAGGTTGTCAAAGAAGTAGTTTTGGTTCATGTTGTTAGGGATCTCTTTCACAACACCGTTGTAGAGCAAGAACCTGTCAACACCACACCAATAATAGATACCGTCGTACTCAATCACAGACTGAGAAGATAGGATTGATGACTGAGAAGAGATCAAGTCATAGCGCCAAAACTGTGGGGGCGTACCAGCACCACCGATGTAGGACACGCGGATAAGGCTATCAAGGCTCCAAAACAGCCCAGAAGGCGCGTTAGAGCCGCCCCTGACAGGTAGCCCTTGGACAATCTTTCCTGTGGCTACAGAGACCTCATTTGCGTCAGCAGAGACCCAATCTTGTACGTTACCAGCTCCTGAGTTCCTAATTAGTCCGTCATTGCCGTACACAAAAACGTACGGGTGAAGGGTAACCACGCCACCAGAGACGGAGACATTGTTGTCAAACGTGATCGTAGAAGCACCAGAAGTCGTAGCGGCGTTGGAGATCACTACGTCTTGAATCTGACCCAAGGTAAAGACCAAACCAGTTGTTGTTCCCGCCGTGGTGGTAATCGCCCCACCGCCAGAAGACGCTGACAAGGTAAACGTCGTGGAGAAGTTGGTGGCAATGATGAAATACGTCACGCCAGAGGTAATACCTGTGGCTGTACCAGTGTTAGTGCCAGATACGGCTACTGTTTGACCAACATACAAACCAGTTGTTGCGGTGCAAGAACATTGACCAGCAATACCAGTAACAGCTACTGCATTCAAGACAGGAACCCGCAGGTTCGTAGAGACAACAGTAGTGCTAGAAGGAATACCAGTACCTGTGATTGTCTGACCAGCGCCAATCAAAAGGTCTTGGGTTGACAAGTACATTGTCGTGGTGGCGTTCAAGAAGACGGAGCTTGTGAACACGCCAAGAGCCGCCAATGATGTGCCAGTGATATTGCCACCCAAGACAGGGGTGTTGACGTTGTTGTCGATGATGGTGAGGTTTCGGCCGGGGTGCGCCAACAGCAAATTATCCCCAGACCCACTCACGTCATAAAACGTATCAAACTGCCACAAGTTGTCAGCGTTTGCGGTGAAGTTAGACAGCGTCATGTCTGTAATTCCAGAACCAATACCGCTGTTGTTGATTGGAAGCAACTGCAAGCCACCAGAATACCCACTGAAGACGTTGTTAAAGGTCTGCTGAGGGTTGAGGTACATCCCTCGAGAAGGGCCTGCCAAGTCGTTCACAATCTCACGAAACCCACCCATCTTACGTGGGCGACCACGCTGAAAGCGAACCCAACGACCGTCGTTGTAGAACTCTTTGTCAAAGACGGTTCCGTCGCGCTGGATGCCAGCCTTTGTGTCGAGGGCAAATACCTTTTTGGTCATGTGAACGTGCCCCCAGCAATACCTGTGGTAAACGTACCAGTTGTTCCAGAAACAGCACCAGATGCCGCTACAGCTCCAGTCACAGAGACCCCAGTTGCTGTTGCTTTAAATCTTTGAGTTCCAAGCACTGACACACCAAACTCACCCGCCGCGGGTCGATACACGCCAGTGCTAGTTTCAGCGGCAAAATTGAGCGATGGCGTTCCAACAGTGCCATCAACCAAGCTTACAGTGGTTGCACCAGCTTGCGTAGTGTTGGCGTTTAAAAAGTTAGTTCCGTCGCAGATGAGCGTGGCTTGCTGACCCGGCGGGATCGTTGCGCTAAAACCCAAACCTGTTGTTACAGTAAACGTGAACCCATTGTCAGTGACTTGATTTGAGATCACATACAAATTCACCACAGCAGGGAACGTCACAACCACGTTGCTTGTCAAGCTACCAACGTACTCTTGAATGTTGTTTGCCGCTTCGTTGTTTGTAAGAAGAACAGATCCGCCAGTCACGCTCTTTGTAAGTGCAGTAAACGTAAACTGACTACTGACACCATAACCAACGGTTACGTAAGCAGTTCCTGTACATACAATAAATGCTGACTCGGTTGGATTGAACGTCTTAGTAGAGTTACCGTCAATCAGTTCAGCACCAGTACAAGAGATCGTAAAGGATCCAGTACCGTTGTTCTTAAACAGGGTGAACCAGTTATTGCCAAGGGTTGCCGCGGCTGGGAGGGTAGCCGTACCAGAACCGCCTGCCCACACACGAGTCTGAGCTCGATCTGTTGCGGCAAGGGTAGTTCCTGTGGTAATCGAAGAACTTGGGTGGCTTTGGTTTAGCGTAGCACCACTGGCAACCAATCCGTAACCAGCTAGGGTAGCCGCATCAGCAGAAGATGTTCCAGTACCAAAAGCAATGACCCCCCAAGTGCCCTGAGCAGTAGCGTTAGTGGTGATGTAGATGTACTTTGACTCGCCTGCGGCTACAGACACAATCGTGTTTACACCTGTGTAGTCCTTGACCGTAAAAGTGTTCGCACCAATGTTTCGGATCAATGCGTCGTTACCAACCGAGGTTTGGTCAGCAGGTGGCATGTACAAGTTAAGGCTACCAGCGGTAGCGGTGACCTGCATAATGCGAGAGGCAAAGTCGGTGCTTGTCGTGCTGTTGCTGGGCCAGTTTAACTGCGTGTTAGCAGACAACGTAACCGCACGAAAACTTACGTCCGTCGGTTGGATTACGTCACCAGTGAAGGGGCTTACGTAACTCATGAGTCATTCGCAATCGCTTGGCGATCAGCAAGACGCAACTTATCCTCAGCCATAAGCGTGTCCATGATCAGTTTGTATTGACCCTGCCACATAGGGATGCGCTCGTCATTCTTTAGGAACGGCATAGCCTGAAGCAAGGAACCGTAAAGCAACGCTTGGGGTGCGTAGATGGTGAACCAATTGGTTTGATTAGAGCTGTCCAAAGGCTGAACACGCTCGTAGTACAAAACCTCAAACGCATAGGCTACGTCAGGCGTAGGCGCTATAAGCCAATTGGAGTAGTCGTAGTCAGCGTAGTAGACAGGGGTTCCTGTGGCTGTGGGGGACGGCCAATACTCCCTCAGATACTCATACCGACGATTAAGGACTGGCTGGCGCGATCCACCCACTGTGATGTTCATAGACACCGTTTTGTGCCAACGAGCTGGCTTGGCAATCGTAGAAGTCCCAATCACCATGTTGCTGGTGTTAACCGTCAAGTTACCCAAGAACTTGATCTGAGAGGCTATAACCTGCTCAGCAAGCATGATAAACAGGGGGATCTTGTCGATTGTGGCGGTGTCAGTACGCTCCAGATAAGACTGGATGTTTTCGACCAAGCTGTCATAGGTCATAACACTTGCAGTCGCCATGCGTTCACCTCTTAAATTCGTTGAGACATTTTAGTATGCCTTTTAACTTGTGACAAGGTTACTTGCTTGCCACGCCTTTGGTTTTCTCAAAACTTCTCATGCCAGCAATCCCGAGGATCCCAGACAAAATTACCCAAAGTTGGTCAGCATCCAGTACAGGGGGAGGATCCATACCCACTGGAACCCAACCCATGGCTTGCAAGTACTTCCAGCACCACTGGAAAAGAGGGTAAAGCAGGAACTGGTAGCCCATAGCCGCCACACCGATCCAACCGATGGCAGGACGCCAACCACTGACAAACACGCTACTAGACGACGCTTCGATCTTGTTAACCTCAATCTGAGCTAGGTCTGTAGCTTGGTCGATGCGCTTCTCTTCAAGATCAAGCTTTCGTTGCTCGATCTCCATCTCCATCTTTTCTTTGTCAGTAGTGATCAGGTCGCCAGCAACCTTGCCCACGGCTTCAATAATTGATCCAACGGCTAGTAAGCTCATTTCAAACCTTTCAATGTGCGATTCAGCCAGCCCTTGAGGAACTTGACCTGCACAGGGTTTTTGTTGCAAATCTCGACATAACGAGCAATTTTTGCTAAAGCGTAGGATTCTTTGAAGCGTTGTCCATCAGTGATTTGGTTGAGCTTTTCAACGGTTTTGGCGCCTATTCCGCCATCAGGGGTAGCTCCTACCACGAGCTGAGCCAGCTTTACAGCCATGCCCATGCCAGCATTCACCCCAAAGTTAAAGATGGTGTTGGCCACGTCTTGATTGGTGATCTCGTTCCCACGCATCTTGTCCCAGAATTCAACGCGGTAGAACTCACGCACCATAGGAGTGAGAGACCCACCAAACTCCTTCTTGTCCACCAGCGCCCAACCAGCCCATTGAGGGTTCTTGTTGCGAGCAATGCCTGCGTAGGTCATGCCGCCCGTGTCGCCTTCGACGTTGTGCAGGACGTAACCGCCCTCGTCTTTCATCATTAGCTCAAAAGCTGGTTCAAACTGTGCCATATTATTCCTCTGACATGTCTGTTGCCGCCAAATTGATGCGTGTCTTCAAAGCTGAAATATCTTCAGGCTTATCTTTAAAACCGATTGCCAAGTAGCCAGCAAACTTGCCGGGGTCGGGCGGTATAGACCCACGACACATGAACTTTACACCCTGCTTAACCCCCCACTCACCCACCTTGGATGATGGGTTAAACTCTTCGCAGAGCACTTCGTTGTTCAGCATAGCCACCATAGCGGCGTTGCGATCAGGGCTTGCATTAAAAAGCGACGTTACCGTACCCTCAATCTTCTTCTCCCGTGAGCCGTCAGCGTTCAGCGCCAACATGGTAGTTCGGGAGTTGGTAGTTAGGTTAGATTTATGTACCAGCACAACCAAGCCATCTACGTCCTTCATCAAGCTCTTGGCAGGCTCAACTAAGTCTTCCTGCTTCACAAGCTGAGGCATGTGGTCTTGGTTTTGGATGGCTTGAAGGATGACCTGTCGGCTGTCCCAAGCAAAGTACCCAGCAAAGGCTAAAAAGCTCAAAAGAATCACCGTGAGGAGCTTGAATGGACTGTCTACCCACTTAATCAGGTCTGTAACACGTCCTATTGCATCGGTTGAGGGCTTGGGTGCGGAAGTCTCTACAACCGCTGGTTTGGGCTTTGGTGTTCGGCGCTTAACGGGCGCTACCTTGGCTGGAGCTTTAGCTGTAGTTTTCTTTGCTGTAACCATTATGCGTATCTATCAAAATGTTTGGTGTTGTTAAAGATTTCCAACTCAATCGTGTTTTGTCTTGCTCGTTTGTTGTACAACTCAATCTCAAGTGCATCAACTGCTTTGTTCACCTTTTCATACTCAACAGCCAGCTTGTACTCATACTCTAGTCGTTCCGCCCTACGCTCCGAAGCTATTGCTCGAACATCGTATGGAGAGGGGAACACAAACGGAAACCATTTGCGAAGCTGAATCATTTCTTTTCACGTTTAATCGCTTCTTCATAACCACGCAAAATTAAAGATCGAGCTTCTGCCGAATCTGCTGTGCCAGCCCACATGGGCAGGTTGTTCCAAATGACCACATAGTCTTCTGGTTTGCAATACTGTGCATTGTTTTTTAGCCAAGCAATCATTTGCTGATGACGCTCGGATGGGTTGTGGATTGTGTAACCTATGCCGTAGAACTCGCGTACGTGACAGCCGTTCTTGGCTACGGCTCCAACTAGCCCCAACAGCAGTAACAGAAGAAGCCAACGCATTTATCACACTAAAGTCCACGCAATTATGTACGTGCCAAATATAACGAAGGCAACCATAAGAGTCGCCGCAATAAATGCTTCGACCCAGTCCCACATGCTATAGCCCCAGAATCTTTTTGACGAGCTCCCCAGCAACGCCCGGCCCGAACAGCACACACACCATCACCGCGTACAGCAAGTACTCGATCTTCGTCATGCGCTTGTCCCCATCGCGCAAGGAGCGATCTATGCTGTTATAGCGCTCCGAGCAGATGGCTTCGTGCACAGCAAGCTTGGTCTCAGTTGCCTGATCCATCTTCGACCTTGGGAGCTTCTGGAGGCTTCGCGGCGTCCTGCATCGCTTGGATCAGTTGGAAGACTTCTTGGTAGGGGCGTGTGCCCAAGTAACCAATGATCTGGTTTGCTGTTTCAATTGGTAATTGCAAGGTCATACGGTTGGCTCCGCAGGAGTTGGTATTGGGGTAGGCTCCACCCAATTTGGATCTACTTCTATCTGCCCATTAGCTGGATTGTAGATGTGCTTAGAAATGCTAATTTTATTCTTAGGATCCCAAGTATATTCAATAGCTAAGTAATCGTTTACATTAAGTTCGTTATTCTCACAATATTGTTCCAAACGCTCCTGCGGAAGTGGCTTGTCCATCTCAGTGGATCCGTCTTGGAAAGTGAATACAATTTTGTTGGTCGCTTTTAAAATGATAATTGAAAACATAATTTCTCCTTAAGATTCTGTAATGATTGTCATACTGCCTTGGATAACTCCAGTGTGGTTACCCCAAATAAACTTCATTTGAAATGTATCGCCAGCACACATCCAAAACTGTGCGGGGAAATAGGTACCTCTAACGCCAGTAGACGTAACACCAAACTCCGCAGAGCTGGGATTGATCGTGCTTAAATTGGAGGCGGCTGAAGTCGAAGCAGTCACACAAATTCCGCCAGCAACTACACCATTAGTTCCGACCCCTACGCCAGTCGGCCCAGACATGTTTCCCGGTAATATTCCAATCTGACTGACAGCCCCTGAGGAGCTGTTTGGGTTAGTTACGTAAGCCATCACCATTGCCCCAGTAGTTCCGTTGTTAATCATAAAAAAACAGGACGGGGTAGCAGTAGTACCTGCATCAATGTAGCAATTCAATGCGTTCAGTATTACACGACATGCGGTTCCAGAGGGAGCTGTAAATATCGTATGAGTGCTTTGATTAAAAGTCACCGAGGTACTGAATTTGACCGTTGATACCGTTTGTGCCATTTGTTTCTCCTAAAAATTAAAGACCGCCAGTAGAACCAAAGGCGACGAATGCTTGTGAACCACCACCTGCCGCCGCCCAAGTAGGTGCCGCACTTGCGCCGCCAGATGTTAACACCTCACCTGCGTTGCCGTAGGATGGAGTCGCGCCTATGCCAAATTGACCTACTGTACCAATTACAAAGCGTTGCGTATTGTTGGTCAAAAGTAACAAAGAATTATTTGTCGTGACGTTAATTGCAGGGTCAACACCCGCATAGTTAGAGCGAATAGTAATAACTTTTGTACCAACGCCATCTTCGTTAACTCTAATACCCGAAGAACCTACTACATCCAACGGCGCTAGGGGCTGAGTTGTTCCAATGCCTACATTGCCTACGGTGTTAATTAAAAAGCGTACCGCTCCTGCCGTAATGTCTTTAATAGCGTAAGCGGTATTTTCTAACGCCTGAACACCAATGCGGTTCTCCCAAGTTTGACTATTTGAAGAATTAACTAAACGAATACCGCGACCATCTACACCACTTGCGTGAGCAACAGTAAGGGTCGCCGCTGTCGAACTTGTACCAATGCCCAACCCTGTTGTGGTAAACCAAGCATTAGCCTGTGGAATTTCTAACGTACTTGTCCCAGTAGGGTTTCTTATAAGATTGCTACCACCAGCGTTAAGCAAAGTGAAGTCGTAACTGCTACCAGTTTTGCTATAAATAGTTAAACCGCTACCAGTAAGTTGTTTAATTTCACCTGATCCAGAAGAAGAATCGCCATTGGCATTAAATAATAAGCCACCATTAACAGTCAGCGAAGAAAACGCACCAGTATTAGGTGTGGTCGAACCAATAGGAGGAGGGCTTACCAAACTAAGCGTACCGCCCAAGGTCAAACTACCCGATGTTGTTACCGTGCCTGTAAGGGTCAAGCCGTTTACAGTGCCAGTACCACTAACACTTGTTACAGATCCCGAAGCACCAGCGTTGGATGCCAACAAAGTAACCGTGCCTGCGCTGTTCTTTGCGTACAGCTTCATGTCGGCGGTGTTAAGAGCTAACTCACCCGCGACTAAATTGCCAGCAGAGGGGACAGCAGAAGCTGTCGTGCTGTAGTACAGCGATATAGGTGTGAAATTAGTCGCCGCCATTAGAAGGTTCCTCCGAAGATGCCAGTCGTGGCGTTCAATGTTGTGAATGCACCAGTTGATGTGGTTGTCGCACCAATTGATGTGCCGTTAATTGTCCCACCAGTTATAGCCACTGCGCCAGCACTTTGTGTTGACATAGTGCCCAAGCCAGTGATCGCTGTGTTAGGGATCGTGGTCGATGCGGAGACAGCGCTTGTGCCGTTACCGAACAAGTAACCAGATAGCGTGGTTGCGCCTGTACCACCGTTTGCTACATTCAATGTGCCAGCAAGGGTGATTGTGCCTGTAACGGTGACAGGGCCACCAGATGTTGTGAGTCCAGTCGTACCGCCAGACACATCCACGCTTTGCACCGTACCACCAGCGGAAGGGGTTGCAGAGATTGTGATACCACCAGCAGTGTTAGAGATGCTGACGTTCGTGCCAGCGGTTAACGTCGCTAGAGAGTAGCCTGAACCGTTACCGATAGCCAACTGACCATTGGATGGCGTAGCTGTTAAACCTGTACCGCCGTAAGCTACCCCAATAGCTGTACCGTTCCATGTTCCCGCTGTCAGCGTACCCACACCAGTGATTCCAGTGTAAGAACCGCTGATTCGACCCGTAGGAAGCGTTCCAGAGGTGATGTTGGCGGCGTTGGTTGTGTCGGTAGTGGCGGAAGGCGCAAGACCTGATACGGCGCCAGCGGCAATCGCAATCGCTGTGTTGGTGACAGATGTCACGCGACCGTAGGTGTCTACAGCGAACACAGGAACCTGTGAGGCAGAGCCGTAGGTAGCCGCGACAACGCCAGACGTACCCAAGGCTATCGTGACCGCAGAAGAGCCGTCATAGCTCGTTCCTGTCAGCCCTGTGCCTATTGTCAAGGCGTTGGGATTGACGGCGGTGATCGTGCCTGATGCACCCAAAGCGATGGATGTGCCGTTAACCGTTACCGCACTATTCGCCAACTGTGCGTTTGTCACAGCTCCAGATGTGATCTGGTTTGCGTTTATTGCGATTGATGTGTCGCTGGCGCTGGTAATCTGACCTTGAGCGTTGATTGCCAAAGTAGGAACTTGTGAAGCAGTGCCGTAGGACGCGGCAGTAACGCCAGTATTGGTAATGCTAAAAGTCGTACTAGACAGCGTAAGACCAGTACCTGCACTATAAATTTGCGCAGAACTGATTTGAGCAAACGTGATATTTGTTGTGCCAAAAACAATAACGCCAGAAGTGTTGCAGGTGTAGGTTTCTCCAGCACCAGTTGCACCTTGCTGAACAAAGAAAGTCGAACCTTCACCTAGCGTTGATGCACTAGTAAGTCCATACGTGTCGGTATCGGAAGAACGAGTTAAAACCCAATTCGTTGAAACAGAACCTACGCTAGTCACCACATAGACGCCGTTTTGAGTGGCGTTTGTTTGGGTATAAATCAGTACTCGGTCGCTGACCGAAAGAGTGACTCCATCGATTACCAATGCGGCTTGTGCACCTGCGTTGGTCAATGTAGCGCCAACACCGACTCCAGCCCCGCCCGGTTGGTTGTAGGTCGCAGTAAGCGGAGTTGGAGACTCGACGCGCACTGGCGCATGAAAGTGAATGCCAGACGCCACAAGACCGTCTACGTATTGCTTATTAGCGATGTCCGTCGCGGCAGTTGGTGCAGTGGTAACCGTGCCAGTCGTCGTAGCTAATGCTGTGAACGTACCAGCCGCGGGAGTCGAGGCGCCAACGGTTGTCCCGTTGATCGTTCCACCAGTAATAGCAACAGCAGTTGCATTCTGGGTGGACATAGTCCCAAGACCAGAAACCTGCGTGTTGGCAATTGCAATATTTGTATCAGCCAAAGCTGTTAAGCGACCTTGCGCGTCAACAGTGGCGGTTAGGGTTTTGGACGCCGCGCCATAAGATCCTGCTGTCACAGCGGTGTTGGCAAGGTTGATCGTTGTTGCAGTCGAGCCGTTAAATGACCCAGCGCTCATGCCAGTGCCAAACGTCAACGCATTTGTTGTGTTTGATGTGATCGTACCTGAAGCGCCAAGGGCAACAGATACACCGTTAAAAGTAACCGCGCTGTTGGCTAACTGAGCGTTGGTAACAGTACCAGACAAGTCAGTAGTTGGAACAGTAGCCGAAGCTGTCATGGCAGATGTGCCATTACCTTTGACGTAACCAGTCAAGGATCCTGTACCTGTACCACCGCTAGATACATTAAGCGTACCGCCTAAGACAACCACGCCACCAGTAGCTGAAGAAGGTGTGAAACCTGTTCCGCCAGCAGAGAAAGACGTTACACCACCAACCAGTGAGAATTGGTTCCACGAGCCAGATGCAAAACCGTCAAAGGTCTGTGTGTCAGTATTGAAGCGGAACTGACCTGCAATGCCTGCGGGTTGCTGAGCGGTTGTGCCTTTGGGAAGGACGACCCCGCCAGTGCCGGGCAACTGCGCATCCGAGGCAATTGCAAAAGTTGGGTTGCCTGATGCGCCATTACCGTTTGTGATGGTGATCTGATTAGCCGTACCAGTAAGATCACGACCAGCAACGGAAGTACCACCGCTGACCATCGCCAACATGCCAGTACCAGAAAGGTTCGCTACAGCCGCCGCTACGCCAGTTAATTCAAGTGTTGGGTTAGCACCAGTACCATCGGCATTTAAAACCTGTAAGCCAGCGCCTGTAGTGGCTATGGAGCGATTAACCAAAGAACCTGCACCGTTCTTGACGACAATGCCGCCACCAAGTGCATTCAATTCGGAAACTGCGCCAGTCAGCGCAATTTGATAGAAAGACTGAGCACCACCATCCACCAAGGTAACGCCAGTGTTGGTAGATAGGTAACGACTGTTTGCCAGTGTTGGCTCTTGGTTCTTTGTTAAGAATGTTGCCGTCAGTGCAGGAGACGCGGCGATAGCACCTGTCGTAGTCTGTACGGTTTGACCGTTCTGAACGATAGGAACAGATTCTGTACCAGTAATCGCACCAGCGGCAGGTAATTGTGTGATCGTTACTTGTGCGGACATATTATGGGCTCAGTTGGTCTAGGTTACCGTTGTTCTCAGGATCCTGATCATTACCTTCGGTCGAGATGATAAAGCTACCACCAGTGATACCGTTTTGGGTAGTGACAATGTTGTTGTCATTGGCGGCAACGCTCACGTCAGGACGTGGGAATCTGATCGTTATTCTCTCAGTTTTTCGGGCTGGAAGTCTATAGGGATCTTTCTCATCTGCGCAGTTTTGCCCACAGACTTGGAGGCCGGGGAAATTGGGGTCAGGTCTCATCTCGTCGTGAGCGCGCTTCATCCTACATCTATCGCAAATTGCAATCGATAAAGTAGCGTTTCCACGAGTATCGAGAAAGGTTGGCATTATCTTGTGTACACCGAGATGTTAGGCGCCAGATAGATCGGACTGCGATCACGCTCTTCCTGCTCAACTTGGTTCAGGTACTTCTCGGCTTGACCTTCAAGGTATTGGATGCGCGCCATATCGACGCCGGGCAACTCAAGCGCCATCCTGTGCGACAACATCATCAGCGTCGCCTCATACCATCGTGTGGGGATGTACAGCTCGTTTGTCAATGAACCCACGTCCATAATCTGTTTGCTGTACCACACGGTGATCTGCACGAATGGGTCACTGGGGACGGGCCATAAGTACAGCGAGGGCAAAGGAATTGTGCGATCAAACCAGAATTGGAAGGGTTGGTTTGATGTGAAGTTCTTGTTTGGCAGATTGGTGTAGTCGTCGCGGTTTAGGCGAGACATGGTGATCTCAGTGGAGTTGTTTCCCACGTAGAACTCACGCAGAGCCAATGTCGTACCACCAGAGGCGCGTACGCGGTAGTACTGCACGGCTTGGCCGGGGTTTATATCAGTCCAGATCCACTGGTTGTCGGTCACAGCTACGGCGCCAAGGTTCTGTAGCGTCGTCCAAGTGCTGTTATCAGTCGAATATTCGAGGGTCAGCGTCCATGTAGCGCTTCCGCCCCCTGCTATGTACGGCAGGATACCGATGGAGCCAGCATAGATGTCTTGGTTTGTTCCAAAATTAGCTGAGATGTTGCCGTTCGCGCTTGTCTGTAAGCAAAACGTGTCTACGTCGTTGTCACCCACGTTGCCAACCGTACCACCCGCGGAGCTTGTGTAGCTCGCGCTAGGGCGACTCATGGTGCGATAGAGCACGTTTAGAGCGTCGTTTGCACCTGCGGGTAGGGTGTATATGTAATTGTTCGGAGAAACGCCCAAAACGATCTTATCAATGGCGAAATACTGGATCCCGATGTTGATCAGGTTCTGAAGAAGAAAGCTCAAAGACTGACGAGCGGACACAAGTTGCTCAGAGGTCAACTCTTCGGCTAATTTGCCTGCACGTCTCGCACCATGATCAATCAGGGTTTGTACGTTAACTGTCTGACCGTATGTATCTGAGTACGCCATTTGTATTCCTTACCAGCCGGGGCAGTTCCACCGTTGCATCGATGCGCGTGATCGACTGCCCTTTTCGCTCTTTTCTGCTACTGCCCCCATTCTCGCGCAAAACGCATCTCTACGCGAGCCCCCTTGGGGTTGTGGAGCCTTTAAATTTGATCCTGTCTCACGGTTGTACTTGGCGCGACCTTTGGCTGTCAAACCAGCACCCTTGTCGGCAGGTAGCTTCTCCCCGCGACCAATGGCAAGGCTTGGGCCTCCATCCTTGTACTTCTTCTCAATGAACATCTTGTCAACCATCTTCATGCGCTGAGGCTTGGTTGTTACGTCATTGATGATATTGAGTCGCTCAGACTTCTTTTTGCCTGCTTCATAGAAGCCAGCCTTCTTTAGAGATTTGGCTATGGTTGCATTTTTCTTCATAATCAAAACCTGTACTTGGCTGTTTTCTGAGCAATCTTTTTAGGTTGCGCTACGAATTGTTTTCCTTCGGCTTTTCCTGCTCGTTTGGCTTTGGTCGTCGAAGCGTACTCAGAAGGGCTGAGACTTTTGATCGCAGACTCTGGAAGGTATCTTTCACCAGTGACAGAAGATTTTTTACCACTTTTGGTTCTCCATTTTTGATCGCCCCAAGCCTTCAATGATTGCTGAGGAGCTTTAATCACGATAACCACCACCCGCGGCTTTGTACCGCTTAGCCACAAGCTGAGCCTTTCTTGCGCTCCATTGACCTGCGCCTGTACCCTGCGTAGCCTCAGACTTAACCGCTGAGACAATACGTTTTCTAAGCTCTGGCTTGGTGTAGTTACCAGCCTCGTTTACCTTGCCACCATCAGCCATCTTTTTGTCAGCACGAACAAATTCTTTCCCAACCTTTGTGGGAATGCCAACCTTTTTTGCAAACTTAGGGTTGTGCGCAACCGCTTCCATCAATTTGTGCTGGGCTGGTGATTTGCTTGGCATATTAAGGGCCGTCTTTGATCAAGATGATGTTGAAGTACGAACTCACTGCGTTGTTTGCGGCGGCTCCAATTGCGCTTGCGCCCACACAGTTCTTTTCTGGAATTATGTAAGGCTGTACAAAATCAAACACAGCGGCGTTGTTGTTTACTGCGGCAACCGCACCAACACGCAAGATGTTGTCTGTGCCGTGTTGCTTTAGAAAGGTAGTCACAGAAGTCGAGCCAGAGGCTTGACCAGCAGAAATTGAACCTGTTGTCATGTAGCCTGTGAAGCCTGCTGGAACACAGTAATGACCAGTGGTGCGCTGGTTGTAACCAATTGCGATGATGTCATACAAAACTGCTGGGACACCTGATGTCACTGTGCCAGTGCCAGCATTGATGTTGCCTGCGTTTGCCCCGCCAGAGCCAACCGTAGCGACATAAAAACTGTTCACATACAGGTACGAGTTTGTTGTGTTGACTTCTGTTTGACCGTTCAATATCACGGTCTCGCTCACCACAGCAAAGTTGCCGTTTACGCCTTCAATAAAAACGGTTCGCGCACCAGTGCCAGCAGAGGTGTCGTTTGCGCTGGATGAACTGATTTTTAAAACGGATGCAACGGTTGGGTGTGGAATAAGACCACCATCAGGCCAGATTGTTTCTTCAGATGTATCTACATCTGGGTTGTATCCAAACACAATGACCGTGCTGTGACCTTGAATTTGACCGCGAGAGACCTGCAACTCGAACGGTTCATATGCGCCTTGACGCGAAATAGATGAAATTACGGTTGCCATACGGCTCTCCAAAATAAATTAAAAGTGGGAGCCGAAGCCCCCACTTAGGTTCAGCACTTTACTGATCCACCACGTTTCTTCGCAGGGGTGACTGTCACGGACTTTTCAGTCTTGGTGACAGAGCCAGAAGGCTTATCCTTGCTAGTAAACAGACTCTTCGCACCCTCGTACAGCTTGCTAGGAATGTTACGGATGGCTTTTGCCATGTCCATGTCACTCTCAGATGGGCCAATTGATTTGTCGTAAGCGCCTTTTGACAGGTCAGTTACTTTCCCGCCATCTTGATACTTCAGGTTGCTCTGGGCTTTCGCTTGCTTCATCGCTGTTGCGTTCTCAGCCTTGAAGGCAGATTGCTCTTTCTTCTGGGCTGGGGTCACACTGCCACCCTTTTTAAAGGTGCCTGATTGACGATCATTACTGACAGGAGCAGATGGTTTCTTAGCAGGGTATGCTACGGCGTGACCGCTGTTATTAACAGCTCCCCCCGTAGCGTAGTGCTTTTTTGTTGCACCGCCTTTTTTGTAACCACCGCCGTTACCTAACTTCACCTCGCCTGTGGGGGCGCTGTTGTTGTCAGGTTTAGCTGTGACCATCTTGGTGTCGCGATATGCGCCGCCTTGACCTTCGGTGTTGATGATGCCGCTCTTAGCGATAGCACCGCCCTTTTTGTAGCCACCTTGACCGTTCACAACACCACCTGTGGCGTAGTTGCCGGGCTTCGTTGACTTCAAAACGCCACCAGTAGCCAGACCTTTATGGCCTTTGCTGGCAGGCTTGGACTCGTGAGACTTCAGCTCTTTTTCAAGACCCTTCATCTTATTCATCTCAGCCTTGTGCGTAGCCTTAGACTCGCCACCTTCTTTCATAGCGCCGCCCATACCCTTCATGCCCATCATAGCCGCACGACGTGCCGCCATAGAAGGACGCTTAGGACGAGCAACGGGCATCATGCCACCGCGAGCAGGCGTAGCAGAACCCATGGGGGAAGCCATAGGCGCACCCATCATTCCGCCGTCAGCCTTCTTCACAGATCCGCCTTTTTTGAGCTTTAACTCAACTGTAGGCTCAGTGGTCATCATTTTGACCATTGGTTTAAATTGACCCATGATTAACGCTCCTTCGCAACAAAGACGTAATCCACAGTCATTGTCTTTGCAACGGCTTCACCATTTTGAAGAGCGATTGACACAGTCATATCTTCGTCGTCAGGCAAGTTGGTGGTCACAGAAGTGCCCTTCACAACGCCGTTTACGGAGTATTGAATGCTTGATGCGCCATCGTAGTAAAAACCAAGACTAATAAATGTGTCGTTAGCCATAGTAGCCACGCTAGAGGTCGTAGTTGCTGTGCCGTTCTTCTCAACCAACAGGCTTACCGAAGTAGAGCCGTCTGCCTTGATAAAAAACACACCATCCGATACGTCAAGCGGGGTTGCATCGGTAATTTGAAGACCAATAACTACATCAGATTGAGTTGCGTCGCTAACCTTGAGGCGAGCCTCAAAGAAAAGCTCTTTGCCTGAAGCAAAGCGATATGACTCGCCTACTTTTTGCAAAGCAACAAGATCATCATCTGCGGCAGTGTTGGTGATCAAAAGTAAACCACCATCGCCGTCAGTCAAAGCCTGAGTAGCACCAGCCTGAGTCTCAGTTACAGTCCAATTTGCGGCTACATAGTAGTCAAAATCTTCATAGTAAGTGTGAAACTTTGTTGGTGCTGGCATTGTCAGATCAGCAAACGGTGAATCTTCCCCGACGTTTGTCACGCCATTTGGGAAACGGGTTACCAGTAAATTTGCCATTGTCTTTTCTCCTTAAAGCGCAGGGGGCGAACCCCCCACTTGGTTTTAGACGCCGGGTGTACCGTACATCGCACGAGGATCAGTGAAGCCCACGTCGTAACGCTCTGTCGCCTTGTAGCGCATAGAGTCAGTTTCGAAGTCGCCTTCCATAGTCTTCTCGAGCTTACGACGCATCATGAGCTTCATGCCTTCAGGAGCGTCGGTTTGCACCCAGAATGCTGATGCGTTGGTCAAACGTGACAACACAGCCGCGCCTTCATCCAACAGACCGATGGACTTGACAGGGTTGATGTCGTTGTTTGCATTACCTGCGCGCAACACGGATTTCAACAGAACTTCAGCTTGGAAGACGTTGCCGGGGGCAACCACCAATTGGCGGGGCACAAGGCGAATCTTCTTACCGTTGTTGTCCACAGCTTGACGAATCTGGATCAACATCTGCTCAAGCGATGTCTGTGACAGATTGGCGGCTGTGCTCAGCAAGTTGCTGAATGTACCGCTAACGATAGGGTGTGAAGCGCTGTTCAAAGCTACGCCGTCGCCACCTGCTGTAGCACCGCCAGTGAAGGCGTTGTTCAACACGTTAGCAGACAATGTCTCTTTGGTCTCAATCAATGACTGAGCCAAGTGACGTGCGTACACCTGACCGATACGGATGTGATCACCGTCTTCAACCAAAACTTTGGTCAAAGCAAATGCCAAGCCGTACACAGAGTACACATAGCGTTTCAAGAACAGAACACCACCCTGTTGGTACGACACTGGTGTGCCGTCAGGCAACTGAGGTGCCGCGCCGAAACCGTACAAGACGGGTTCTTCGTGGTAGTTACGTGGAATGCCTTCTTGTTCCGTGAAAACACGAGACCATTCATCGGCACGTTGGTCGTAGACACCGTCGAAACATTCATTCAAGATAGGTTCGACGATGCTACGAAAGTCGGTACTGCGCATTGGAGCGGCCATGGTTCATGTCCTCCTATTAAATTGCCGTGCCTGCCACGCCAGCGAACTGGTACTTGGCAATAGTGGCACGAACGATAGTGAAAGAATCACCCCAAGCATTGTCAGGGTACGGTGCGAGGTTGATGATTCGCATTTGTGCAGTATTGCCAACACCAGCTAAGGTGGTAGACAAAGTGCAAGCAGACAAACCAGTGGTCGTTGAACCAGCAGTTGTGTTGCTCAAATCAGCCTCATCGCCAATGGAAGTCTGCGCTAGTGAACCAGCGGCTTGAATTTCATAGACGATATTAGGGTCGTTGTAGAAGTACGCAATGCATGAACCAGTTTGGTATGCCGTGTTGGCAGGCCAGTAGTTCGACACACGACGACGACCAGTAGTGTCCGTAAACTCGACGCCTGAGAAGCAACCGAGGAACGCATCACCAGCGGCGGCGACCTGAATAACACCACCTGTAGCCATCTTGACGGGCTGACCCTTCAAGATGTCGGTGTTGTACGTAGAGAGAATACCGTCAGCTAACGCCGAAGCACGATCCAGCCCAGAGGGGTGGAATGCAGGACGCATACCGAACGGAGCATTTGTAGAAGACATAGTCTTACTCCTTTAAGGTTAGCCCTCAAAAATGGGGGCGCGATTAGATTGAGATTGGTCAAACCTACCCATACCTTCGCCTTCCAACCGTACCAGCGACTTGCCACTGCTGTCACGCTGACCTTGAAGGTTCTCAAGCTGAACGCGGACTTTGTCCTGTTCTTCAAGAGGGGCTTCATAGTGCAGTTGCGCCATAACGTCTTGGTAGACATCCATGGGCAATTTGAACAGCAACATCTCGTTGCATGATATGTACCCAACGTGTTCGCCTGCCTTGACTTTGTAGTTGTCGAACCCAGCCATCTCGTCCGCTTTCACGGGAATGTAGCCAAGTCGCACCCTTTTATCAATGGTGTCGTATGCGTTGGTGGTTGAGAGCCAAATGAGGTGCCAGCCCGGCAACTCTGGTACTTTTGGCAGTGCTGATTGGTTCCATTCATCACTCCACATCTTTCGACGTTCCTGTGAGCTTACGAACTTTGTTTCTGGAGCGGCGCGACTTGCGTCCTCGCTTGCGCGAT